GCAAGGAGACATCTTAGTGGACAAGACAAAGTTCACGCTGTAATGAAGGAGTTTAGTCGTGGTACACTCCATTCAGGTTCAGGGGACATAGTAAAGAATAGGCAACAGGCGATTGCTATTGGTATGAGTGAAGCAGGACTTGGCTCCAATCAGGTAAGAAAGAGATAAGATGGCAGAGGACAAGATATTTCAGTTAGATGAAGTAAAGATGAAGGACTCTATTGCCAAGTGGATAGACGACGGCAAGAGGAAGTGGGCGTCTCACTTTGATAAAGTAGATGGCTTTGTCAAGAGATACGAGGCAAAGAGAAGCATCTCTGGTCTTATGGGTTGGGGAGACGATGCCAAGTCAGCTCCTAAGAATGAGCCGTGGGACGATTGCTCTGATATTGGCATACCCTTAGAGGCATTCACTATTGAGGGGCTTCTACCAAGATTCCTTAAAGTCTGCTATGGAGCCAAGCCTATTGTTTGGGTAAGAGGCAGGGGAGAGAGTGATTTAGTTGATGCCGAACAAGTCCAAGATGCCCTCAACTTCCAAGTATCAACAAAGATGCATATATACAGGTCTATGAAACTGGTCTTTAAGTCTACTGCTATGAATGGGGATGGGATTGCCAAGTGTGTATGGGAAGAGGACTACAAAGTAGTCAATAAGACCAAGTATTTCTTGGTAGACCCTATGACAGGGCAGAAAGTTCCTAATCCAGAGACAGGGGAGCCGTTAGAGGTAGATAAAGAGTTCCAGCCTCAGCCTGATGAGATGGGTAATGTCTATCAGGTATCAAAGGAGATTACAAGTGAGCAGGTCAAAATATATGACAGCCCTCGCATCTATCCTCGTTCTCTCAAGAACTTCATTATACCTAAAGATGCTGATACTGCCGACATTCAAGACCTTGATTGGGTAGATGATGAATACTTAAGGACTATAGACTGGCTTAAGAAACGTATAGGCGACCCCGCAGAGGGTAAGTTCAATGAGGCGGTAATAACGGAACTTGAACAAGATGTGCAAGGGAAAGCGGTTGGAACAGATAAGTCCCAGTTTGCCAAAGTCTTAATCTCTGAATGGCACGGGGGATATGATATAAATGGAGACGGGTTAGAAGAAGAGATAGTAGCATTCTTGGCACGTCCTTTTGTCAATAATGTCGAGACAGATTATAAGAATGACAAGTTACTTGGATGGATGATTACTCCGTATCCTAAGAGACCGTTCTTCCATTACCAGATTATACCTATGGAGGGGTCATTCTATGGCAAAGGTGTCCCAGAGTTCCTTATTGGTATCCGCAACCTTGTGGACGCTATATTCAACCAGATGATAGACAGGGGTTCAATTACTAATAACCCGCCTATCAAGGTTCCCCTTAACTATGATGCCGACGAGAACCCGTTTGGTCCAGGGTGCAAGTTGCCTACTGATAATCCTGACGGGTTTGGTGTTCTTGAACTTCCGAAGAGCGAGCAGATGGAGTTCTCCAAGATGGAGTTCCTGCTTGGTATGGTTCAGAAGTTATTTGGGGTATCTGATTACTCGTTAGGGCAAGATACAGGCAACCAGAGGACAGCGACTGGTATCCTTTCAATCATAGGCGAGGGTAATGTCAAGTTCGATGATATGATTAGGGCGTTACAGGATGTTAACGAGGAGTTATACGAGTTCATTGTAGACTTGAATGCTGACTATATGACTGATGATTTCATCTATTACTTGACAGAGCAGACCTCTAACCCGTTCAAGAAGATTAGCCAAAGCAAGTGGGGCGGGGCGTTTGATTTTGAGGCAGTAGGTAATTCAGTCAATATCAATAGAGAGGTAGAGCAGAAACGTGCCAGTGATGCCTATACTACTGCTATGAACTCTTACCAAAAGAATCCTTTTATAGACAACAATGTGATGAGGGTAGTAACGCAGAACTTCTTCCGTTCTATTGATATGCGGAATGTGAAGTTGCCTACGATAGAGGAAGTGGAAGCCAAGCAGAGGGAACAACTGGCATTGACCTTGCAGGAGATGCAGGCAAAACAAGTCCAGCAGACTCCTAAAGAACAGCGTCCTCTTGAATCTCAACCGCAAGTCAAAGCAGTAGAAAGTGGGGCTCTTCCTAATGGCTAATGAGAAGATAAGGGAGGCATATGCAGAATGGTATCGCATCTCTAATACTCCTGGCTGGAAAGCATATGCAGAAGAGTTAAAGAAGATTATTACTTCATATGAAGTTGATATGGATAATGATAATATAGATGGTGATGGGCTTAAGCGCCTTCAGTTGATTAAAAAGGGTTTGAAGTTAGCATATGATTTACCCAAACAGATGGAAATAAGGTCAAGGACAAAGTAAAGGAGAGAGATATGTATAAGTTAGGCAGGAAGATGGGAGAAACTTCGGTAGCTAAATCATCTGAGATGTATTACCCTTCAATGTCTTTGACTTCAGATGAGATACCTGAGTTAGACAAGAAGAAGATTGGCTCTAAAGTTGCCCTCAAGGTAATAGGTATCTTAAGAAGTATTAGTCAAGAGAAGGAAGGGGCAAGATATGAAGTAGAATTAAGAGGGTGTGAACCAACTACTGAGATAGATGAGGGCGAGTATGACAAGATGACGGATGAAGAGAAGGACAAGATAGACAGACAAGATGTAGAAGAGAAGTCAATGATATATGATAACGAGGAATAACCCTGCAAACACGCAGGACTTCACTCTTATCTATACAAAGGAGCAGTAAATGGAACCTAATGGCGCAACCCAGACAACTCCCGAACAGGAACCTCTGGAAGCCACAGGTGTAGCAGGGCAGGAGGGAGCAGGACAAGCACAAGGTCAGGTAGAACCTTATCTCTATGCTGGTCGCACATCAGACCCCAAAGAACTTGAGCGTTTGTATGGCGAGTCCAGTAATGAGGGCAAGAGGTTAGCGGCAGAAGTTAAGAGACTTCAGGAGATAGTTCAGAGTATCCAAGGTCAGAATAGGGCAACCCCTGTTCAACCTTCTCCTAACAAGGGTGGATATGAGGACTTCTTTGATAAGGAAACTGATGCTGCCATCAAGTGGTATATTAGGAATCACTTGAATGAGTTTGCCCAGTCCCAGAAATCAGAATCGGCTTACCAAAAGCAAGTCGCTGATTGCTGGGCAGAAACCTTGAAGGAATACCCTGACTTGAACAATCAGCAGTCAGAGTTATTCCAGTTAGCGGATAAGATACTCTTTGAGCGTGGTTTAGCAACGAGAGATGATAGCGGAGTGCTTATCCTTGCTACGCCTTATGCTTACAGAATTGCTGTAGACGCCGCTTATGCTCAGTTATCCAAGCAGGCTCCTAACAAGCAGGCAATAGTAGCGAAGAAAGGTCAGGCAACTTCAGTATCAGGTCGTGCTACAGGCGGTTATACTCCAACAGGGGTCTTAACCGAGGAAACATATAACAAGTTGTCTGATGAACAGAAAGACGCATATGATGCGTGGACGGTTCAACAGAAAATTAACAACAGGAGGTAGTTTCTAATGTTTCGCAAACTTTGGTCTACCCTCCGTTGCTTTAAGTTTGAGCATAGGTCAGGTATGGCAACACTCAATACTATGACCTATAATTCAGGTGCTGGCGAGTTGGATTACGCCATACCCACATTGTGGAATAAGAGGCTCTACAATGACGGTATACGCAAGGCATTCTGGGGCTCACGCTTTGAAGGTGCGGAAGGTAGCAGTAAACCCATTATAGTCAAGGACGATTTGGAGAAAGGGCCGGGAGATGTCATTCACTTCCAGGTTCTTTCAGACCTCTTCTCCTCAGGCGTAACGGGTGAGACATCATTGATGGGTAGTGAAGATAAACTGGCTATGGCGCAGTTCGACCTTACGGTTGACTGGATACGTAATGCGGTAGCGTTTACAAAGAACGTCCAGCGCAGGGTCAACTTTGACATAGTTCAGGTGGCACGCCAGAGGTTATCTGATTGGATGTCCCGCTACATAGATGAGGGGATGTTCTACCAGTTAATCACGACTGAATCCCCTGATACTCTCTATGCCGGTGATGCTACGACAGAAGCCAGCCTTGGTGCTAATGATACGTTCGGTGTCGAAGAGATAGACCGTATCAAGTTGGCTCTCCAGAGGAAAGGTGCGTTGCCTATATCCTCGAAGATGTCAAGTGGTGAGGAACTTGAGGCTTTTGGTATCGTCATATCTGAAGTTGACGAATACTGGCTCAAGGGTGATGAGGACTGGAAGAAAGCCCAGTTCTATGCCGCTGACAGGGGCACGGGTAATCCGCTCTTCACGGGTGCTATCGGTATGTGGAATGGCTGTATAGTCTATGTCAACCGCTCGGTAAAGTCGGCTAACAATGTCCTTGGTAGCCCGCTTCGCCCTGAAGGTAGGCTCTATTCCACGATAGATGCTTCAACGACAGGCGCTAACTATGTAACTCTCGGCGCTTCGGGCAAGACGAACTTTACCAAGTTCTTCCCCGCTACAGGCACGTTGAAGATAGGCACGGAAGAGTTGACCTATACTGCGAAGTCGGTCTATGGCTTTACCATATCCGCTCGTGGTGCGAATGGCACGACTGGTGCTATCCATACTGCTGGCGATTTAGTAACGCTTAGGGACGTTTCCACGCAGATAGGTTTCGGCGCTGAAGTCGCTGTGCGTGGTTGGGGTATGAAACCCAGCCCGATTACCCAGTTGTATGACTATGGCTTCGAGAATGGTATCGGTATAGAAGCCATCTTTGGTCAGGTTGCTATAAAGAACACGGCAAGTGTAGCGAAGAACTACTTGCTCTGTAAATCCTATGCCAATAATCCTGGCACTATATAAGGAGGGCTTAATATGAAAAGACTTATTGCTCTTCTTGTAGTAATAGGGTTGATGGTATCGGGTGTAGCGTTTGCGAAGATAGACAGGGATAGCCCGTTATCTTCTAAGACTGTTATAGCGACTGGCGTAATGGTCGGACACGGAGCCACAGTATACAAGTTATTCTTCTGGGCTTCGGCTGCATCTTCTTACTTTGCTCTTTACGATTGTGCTACAGTTGGTGATACTAACTCCAATGACAAAGTAAAGATGGAAGGTGGAGAGGCGACGCAGTATGACGGTAATTGGTATGACTTTGGCGAAGATGGTATTGTATTCCAGACTGGTGTAACGGCTGTTATCACCACAGGTGGATACGTAACCATACTTTACCAGTAGAATGAAGTCAGGGGGGTAGGTCTTCAAGGCTTGCCCCCCTAACCCAATGGAGATTAGTATGAGAAGGTTAATATCGGTATTGATAGTAATGGCTCTTATATGCCCGTTGGCTCACGGGGCGTATAAAGACCAGCATACTATAAAGGGATTTGTAGCAAGCGGGCAGATTAAGGGTATAAGTTCGCCTGAAGATGTTAAGATATACAAGGTTACTTTTCAAGCGACTGCTAATACTGCCTTCTTTGGTATCTATGATTCTGTAGGAACAGCAGGGGAAAGTAATACTACAATAAAGATTGAGGGTTCAGAAGCGACCTCTGGCAATGGCAAGACGATTGATTTCTCTGACAATCCCGTTGAGTTCTCCACAGGCGCTTATCTTGACATATCGAATATGAAAGTATTAGTTGAGTATGAATAGTAATGTGAAAGATAGGATATTTGATATAGTCCTTGGCATACTACTGGTGCTTACACCAATAGTCTTTGTCCCGTGGAATATACCACGCCTAAATGGATGGGTGGCATCTTATCAGTATTATCAATTCAATATGCTCAATATAATGGATATTCCGTCTATCCAGTTGCTGTTCTTTGAGTTGGCTGTGGTAATCTTGCTTGTAGTCGCTACTTTGTCTAATCAGCATAGAGGGTTCAAGGATAAGCCCATCTCATTACTATTCATTCTTGTTTTGCTTAACTTGATGTTACATCCTATAGGCATTAAGGTATTCCCGTTCGTATTACTGGGTTTCTTACTTTATTACCTCATAGTGTGCTACATTAAAGATGTAAGGACTATCGCTTATCCTATGCTTATAGTTTCGGCTTTGAATACTGTGTTTGCTGTTATGCAGGCACTCGGCATATACTTGGTCTATAACACAATAAGATGCGATGGAGCAATGTTCATATCAAATCATATGGCTCTCTATCAAGCAATCTCTATACCTATGGTCTATATGCTTTCTCCTTGGCTTGTTCTTATCCCGATTATAGGGTTGCTATTGTCAAGTTCAATAGTTCCTTTGGTTGCATCCTTAATCGGTATGATGTTCTTGTTAAGGCGCAATAACCTGTTATCTATCCCTATGCTCGGTATTTATGGTGGTCTTGGCTTATACCTTATATATCTCTATAAAGGTCTTATCTATAAGTTATCTATACGTTCTCAAGTCTGGCTCCAAAGCATAGATTTCAGTTTCTTCGGACACAAGTTAGGTTCTTTTTCCTCTGCTATACCTACAATAGGAAATAGCACAACAACTTATTCCATATATTTAACAATATATTACTATCTTGGAATAGTAGGTATTATAACACTATCCTACTTCTTCATAGATAGAATAATCAGATATAGGAAGTCTAAGGTAAGTAAACCATTCGAGTGCTTGTTTGCTTCAGTGGTCATACTGGCACTCTGCGGGTTAAGCCAGTCTTTCTTAGATTTCCCTCGTTTGGCGTTCACGTCAATAGTAATGTTGGCAGGTCTATCAGCGTTCTTAATGAAAGGTGAGGTGGCGAATGGAAATGATTAGGATACAGTATACTGGAAGTATGTCAAAGGTTAAGTCAAATTGGGCAAGGAAAACATATGTCTTTAGCAAAGATAATGAGTTCACTCTTGATGTTCCTGAATTGCTTGCAAGAGAATTGCTAATGCTTGGCAAGTATAAGGTAGTCCCGTTGACTATACCTGAACAAGTCCATAAGATAGGACAACCTGTCAAGGAAGAATCTGAAAATTCGGAAATTGAACTTAAAGCAACTCCAGTCCATAAGAAACCTGTAGGTCGTCCAAGGAAGGAGAAGAAGTAATGGCAGATAGAAGGGGTAATTTAGTTCCCGATGAGAAAGAATTGCTTGAGACACAAGAAGAATTAAAGAGGTTAAGACCTTATGTGTCTAAACTCAAGACAGAGAAGCAGGAACTTGAAGAGCAGATACCTATCTTAAAGGAACAGGCAGAGAAAGCAAAGAGTGAGAGAGAACAGATTATATCAGAAGCTAAGGAAGAAGCAGATAAGATTAAAGATAAGGCATCTGAACTCTATGTCAAGGTAAAGGCACAGGAAGACGATGCGAATAAGAAGACTGCTGATTCCAATGCTAAGTTAGAGGAAGCCAAAGCACTTAAAGCCGAGGCAGAATCCCTCATTAAGTCCAATAAAGGTATGAGAGCTAACCTTGACATAGAAGCAAGAGACAATAAGGCATTGAAGATTAAGTTGGATAATATAGTAAAGAAGATTAAGGAGATGTTGGAGGAATAAGTGGCTACCTATGGGTTAGAGTTCAGTGAAATCTATGGTCGTGTCCAAGATTATGCCAGTATCAAGAATATAGTCGGTTCTGATACAAAGGCAAAGGCGGCAGTCAATGACGCTTTAAGAAAGTTAGCCTCTGAACGCAGGTGGACTGCTCTTAGAAGAAC